GGGGCAGGGTCGAGAGGTACGTCTGGGTTCCCGGCGAGGTGTCCGAGGGATCCGCATAGACGCCCTTGAAGCTAAATTCCAGCATGCAGACCTTCCCGGCCTCGGGAGAGAGCTTACACGTCCCGATGCAGCCGGCGATGACATGCTTCACACCGTCCAGGTAGACCTCGATCGTGACCGATTTCCCGGGCCCGTAGAAGTTCGCGCTCGCCGCGCTGTTCGTCGGGGCATAGACCACGGACACGCCGCCGGTCGCGGTCTCGGTGAAGCCGCAGGCCTGGATGGCCGCACCCAGGGGAGTGTATGGAGTGCCGGGAGTCCCCGAGCCCTTCAGCTCGGTCTTGAACGTGACCTCGTAGGATCTCTTCCCGGCCACGGGCCCCACGGTGCCGAGGTAGGTCCGCCCGGGGTTCCGCGCGCTCATTTCGACTGTCGGTTTCACTTTCACATCTTCGGCCAGTAGAAAATCCGTGGCAGCCGGGGAGACGGCGGACCCTTGAGTCGTCTCTTGCTTGACGGCGATGACGGTCTTTGATACGAGCATCTACCCCTCCAGCCATTTGTCGGTGCGGTAATCAATGCGGAGCGCGATGTTCGCCCCGGTGACAGTACGCTCCTCCTGCTCGACCGCGATCTCATCCCCAAGCCAGGAGGTCTGTATGGCAAGTCCCCCGAAGGTCTCATCCTGGCGGATCGCGTCCATCACATCCCCGATCATCTTCCGGATCGTGGCCACCGGGGTGGAACCCGAGCAGGCGAGCTCGATCCGGACCAAGAGACCATGGAGGATCTTGTTCATGGTGCCCCGGGAGACTTCATTCAGCGGCTCATCACTCAGATCCTTGACGGTGAGTCCCGGGAGATCCGCATCCTGCCAGGGCGTCACCTTCCAGGCCTCAACGTGTTCGAAGTCCGTCTGGTAGCCGTTGGCGATCGAGATATCCTCGAGCCTGTCCACCAGGGCATCCACGATCGAGTCCCGGCGGCGCACCCGCTCACCGCCGTAGGTCAGTGCGGCCGAGCCATAGGGCCAGTGCGAGTTCGAATAGCCGGTGCTCACGGGTAGACCTCGATCATGATCGGGATCCTGAACGATCCGTCGGCGTAGGCGCCGTTTTGAAGCACGCGGATCTGGAGTACGGTCGTGGAGGGTGGAGGTGTCGTGAAGGCGATCCACTGGTCCGCGCCCGCATACTGTACATAGAGCACGCCGGGAACGAAGGTCTTTCCCGTAGTGAATACCGCCGCGGAGGCCGTAAGCCGGTAGTCTCCCGTTGCGGCATGGGAGGCGGTCACCGTCGCGCCGAGCGTGTTCTTGATCTCCGTCTCGATCGAGACCGATGCGCCGTTGATCAGGAGGTTCGCCCGGTACCGCTTCACGTCGCCATAGACCTCCTTCAGTGCCGCATGGATCGTCTGGTGGTGGGCAGCGTGGTTGTCCTGGTTCTCGTCTGCCGTGCCGGCTACGCCGGGATTAGTCACCAGCGCATCGACCAACGTCTTCGTCGCGTCCGTCATGCCCATGTCAGACCTTCGTCAGGAGAAGTTCCGTCCACCCTGTTCCGTCGGGCCTCACCTCGATGACCCGGTAGGTCACACTCATCGAGAGTCGCAGAAAGGTCGAGCCCTGTGCCACGTCCTCCGCATCCTCGTCCAGGCACATGATCCTCGGCCCGATATTCTGGTGCTCGATCCCCGCCGTATAGCTCGGCTCGTATTCATTCAGGAAGATCCCCCGGATGATACGGGCCGAGCCGCCGGACGGAGTGAACTCAAAATCCTCGCCCTCGCGGGAGAGATATATCTGCGGCCGTTCCCGCATTACTTCGGCTCCGCCGCCTTCGATTCGGGCTTCGCCTTCACGATCGGGACGTGCTTGGCCGGGCCCTTCGACTCGGTCGCCTTCTTAAGCCCGATCACGTACTTCCCCTCGCTCGCGGGGACCTCGACCACCGATCCCACGCCGCACTCTTTACCAGCCACGATGCACTGCTTCGTGACCTGGATGAACATCAGCTTCTCAGCCATACCGCCTCCGCGCTGCTGTGATGTGGAAGAATCCGGGGCCCTCTCGACGAGAGCCCCGGTGTTTTGGGTCGTGAGCGGCACGCGTCGGTCAGGACATCGTGCTCGAATACGAGAACGCGCCGCCGTGACGGACGCCGATGTCGACCGCCTGGCGCCCGACGATGCGGATCAGGCCTTCCACGTCCTTGATGAACGGGTTGACCTGGAGCTCGAGGCTCCCCCACTCCCCGACCAGGACCTGGCTGAAGTCGCCGAAGAACATGGCGCCGGCCGTGATCTGGTTCGAGGAGAAGCACGGGAACGTGTTCAGACGGCCGTCCCGGTCCATCAGGAACTCGGGGTATCCCGAGACCTTCGGGCGGGTCTTCAGGAGCCCGCGCGTGGTCGGATCGGTGACGTAGGCCAGGCTGCCGTTCAGGGCATTCCCGACCTCGACGTCCGTCTCGAACTCGACGATGGCATCCCAGCCGAAGCCGGCACCCGCCACGGAACCGACACCGCTCGTCCCGGCGATACCCGTCGGTTGCGTTCCGCCCGAACCGTGGAACCCGGCCAGGTCGATCGCGATCGCGAGCACGCGCGCGATGTCGTCCTGGATCAGGCCTTCAATCCCCGGCGTGGCCTGGAGGAGCAACTTGTGGCTGATCTCCGTGTAGGCCGAGACCTCGTTCGGGCTCATCGTGACCTGGTCGTAGGTCTGCGCGGATTCCGACGTGTTGCCCGTGGCCTCCGTCTCCCAGACCGCCGTGCCGGCACCGCTCTGCCGCGGGATCGCGATGTTGCCCACGAGCCCGGTCAGCTGGCGCGCGCCGAGATTGTAGAGCAGCATCTTGTTCCGCAGGAGCTCGATGAAGCTCCCGGCGAGCAGGTTCGTCCCGACCAGGTTCCCGCCGGCCGTGGCCGAGCCCACCGTCAGATCGCGACGGAGGAACTGGCGGTAGTCCGGGTGGGCACGGTAGTCGTCCACGCTCTTGCTCAGGACATCGTAGGGAACCCTGAGACCCTTCGAGGTCGACCCGAGCTTCTTGTTCACGGCTTCCGAGCAGTCGATCTCGAAGCTCGCATCCACGAGCCCCCGGAGCCCCGGATAGGCCATCCCGGCGAGGTGCAGGAGGGCCTTGCGGAATGAGTAGGCCCGGACCTCCTTGTCGGTCATCCCGATCTCGGGCGCGTCGATCGGCTTCGAATCCGTCAGCCGGTCCGCGCACTGGCCCTTGAAATACTCCGCGGTCCAGCCCTTCTGCCGCGCCTCGTCCCGCAGTTCGTCGATCTTCGGGATCCTGCCGGCGAACCGGGCGGCGATCGCCTCGATCGCGTCACGCCGTTCCCCCTCGGCCCGCACCGCGGCCTCCTTGATCCGGCTGATTTCCTCCTGCGACAGAGCGGCAGGAGCGGGCACTTCCTTTTTCTCTTCAGGCATCTTGTTGCCTCCCCTGTTGGGATTGTCTGTGGGTACGTGATTGCGTCCAACCCCCACCGTGTTGTCCGCAGGAATTGTCACCATGCTGATCTCGATCGGCTCCCAGTCCGTGCAGCGATAGAACGAGAGATCCCCCTCCTTCTTCTCGAGCTGCATCGCATGGACGATATAGCCGACACTTACCTTCGTCAGGATCCCGTCGAGGACGTCCTGGAAGCGCATCTCGGCGTCGTCGCACTTCGAGAATCGCGCGACCGCTCTCCCCACGCGGTCGGAGTCGATCCGCGCGGATTCCACGACACCGAGATGATTGTCCACATCGTGGTTGAAGAGCACCGGGGCGCCGTCCATCATCCGCCCCAGACGCACCGACTCCGGACTGTGATCGAGGATCTCCATCCCCCACCAGCGCTCGACCGGGGCTTCGCTCGAGAAGGCGAGCTCGACGGTGCGCGCCTCCTGGTTCACCGAGGCCCGGTCAAGCCGGAAGGTCCGATGCTGGACCTTCCCGATGATGTCTTCCCTTTTCTCGATGTCCATGGGACCCCCGTTATGGACGGAAGTAGAATCGTTGGGTGTAGGTCCCCACGACAGCGGTCCCGGTCGCTCGCTGCGCATTGCGGACTCGGAGCCACCCATAGCACTTGTCGATCAGATCGGAGTCGCCGTCCTTGATTGAATGCACCGTGACCTTCGCCGTCGTGTTCGTGGACTTCACGGAATCCGTCAGGATCACGGTCCAGGTCGTGAGGTCGTCCGAATAGTCGACGTAAGTGTCACAGGCCATCGTATCCTCGGTGAACGTCACCAGGTCCAGGCTCCTCGCTCCGGCGAGCCGGTAGGAGGAGGACGTGTCCTTCTGGGACGTGGTGTAACTCTTCGAGGAGAACGTGGTCTGCCGGTCCAGGGTCACCTGCGCCGATGCGCAGGACCCCACCAGCAAGAGAGCGAGAAGAAGCGCGAGCGTGCGCATGGGACCTCCTGGTTGATGGTTATTCATGGATGAGGGCTTTGAGCTGTGCCGGCGTCGCCTGGCCATTCGTCGGCTGCGAGGCTTTCGGCGGTTCATTGATGGTGAGCCTGAGGCCGAGGGATTCGGCCAGATCCTTTTCGCGCGCGCGTTCCTGCAGGACCTCCATGAGGTCATACCCGCCCTCGGCCAGCCAGCGGGTGAGCGTGGAACCACCCGCCTGGATTTCCTTGGTCTTCGCGTCGATATCCTTGTCGGGATCCACATATCCCCACCGGCGTCCGGAGAACGCAGGTTTGTTGTACTTGTCGAACTTCTCCGCGGGGAGCTTGATCGCGCTTTTCAGGAGTGCCATCTCGAGCCAGTCAGCGAAGACCTTCTCCATGAAAACCTCGATCATCCACTCCTGGATCTCCTTGTAGTTCTCCCGCTCCTCCGCGATCCCGGCCCGGATCGACGAATAGTTCACATCAGAGAGATCTCCGGAGAGGCTCGGAGCGGCCACCGAAAGCCCGGAGGCGATCGCGCGCAGCGCACTCCGCACGAATCCTTCGTGCTGGGTGTTGGGGAACTCAGGCGTGTAGCCCTGGAACTTCACTCCGGGAGGCAGCTGGACGATGCGACCGGGATCGGCATCCTCGATCACGTTGCCGTCGCTGTCCTTGTCGTCGCCTTCGTATTCCTCCCCCTGGCCCTCCTCGCTGTAGAGGAACCCCATCTTCGCAGCGCTCGCCCGGGAATTCACCAGGGCCGCCTCTTCATAGCCGGAGAGCATCTTCAAACGAAGCATGGACGCCGCGAACCAGGGGACGCCGCGCGACTGGTAGGCGCGCTCCTTGTCGAACCCGAAATAGAGATCCTCGGCCGGCACCCGTTCCCAGTCCGTGGTCTGGCTGCTCACCGCATAGAGATCGAGGTAAGGGTCGCGTTTGGAGATCCAGTAGGCGACCGGACGCCGCCAGACATCGAACTCGATCCCCATCCGGATGATGTTGCCGTTGGGCAGGCGCTCGTTCTTCTTCTCGTCCAGCCAGTCGGGTTCCAGGACCTGCAAGAGAAATCCATACTTCGCACCCTTGCGGCGGATCTTCCTCACGATGAACTCGCCGTCCCGTGCCGCGTGCTGCATGACCAGGTGCTGGATGCCCCGGAAGGTCAGGTCGCCGGTGACCGAGCAGTCCTTGCCCCAGTCATCCCAGGCCTCTTCGATCATCCGGTTCGCCATATCGTCGAGCTTCTTGAACCAGCGGCCGTTCTCGTCCTTCGCCCAGTCAAAGGACCGGACCTGGAGCCCGAATCCCTTCGGTCCCGGGACGTTGAGCCGGAGGAGCTTGATGTAGCGTCGACCGTGATCGGTGTTCTGGGTGAGATCGCGCGCGCGGGTCCGGAGGATGGCCAAGCCGGCCAGGATGTCGCGATCGGCACTGTAGCCGCTCGAGGGCCAATCGTTTGTCAGGCGGGACACCTGGGCGGCCGCGTAGGCCCGCATCACCGCCTGCCGACGATATTCGTTGGCGATCCGCCGGGGGATGAGATCGAGCCGGTTGGCTATGCGTTCCAGAAGCGTCATCACGTGAACCTCGTCAGGATCTTTCCACCGCCGCCGAGCCCCTGCTTGATCCGTTCCGCCTTCTCCTCGCGCTTCACTTCCCACTGAGCCTTGCTCCGCAGGTGCAGAAGCTCCTCAAGCCGCCAGACCTGCCGGCGTCCCGCGATCTCGTACTCCGCATACGGGTCCTTTGACCAGTCGCTGAGCGCCTTCTCGATCTGGTCCAGCCATACCCGGGCAGTCGACCGGGCTTCATAGCCAGCGGCGGTCGTTGCGAGGTTCTGACGGACGGTGATCGTGCCTTCGAAAACCGTATAGCGTTCGGTACTCTTCGTGACGTAGGCCTGGAAAGAGTAGACCCCGGGGAGGAGCTGGGCGGTCTGTGCTGCCGTGAGTGTGAGTGTCCAGCCGGTCCCCTGGGTATTGGCGACTCCACTGGCCGTGAGGACGGTCTGGCCGGCGAACCGGTAATCGAGGGACCAGGACGCGGGGAGATATTCGACGTTGCCATCCACTCCGAGGGCGGGCCCGGAGAAGGCATCATTCCAGGAGACGGTGTCGCCAGCGCGAATGCTTGACGGAGGACCCATGGACTCCCGTAAAAGAAAAAGCCCCAATCCTGCCCTAGCTAGGATTGGGGCTTGAGATCTCCCTGGCCGACACATCGGGCCCGGGAGGGTAACGCGTGAACGCGTCACCGTTTGATCGTCTGCAGGTGGCCTACCTGCACGAGTGCGAATCTACAATATCGACACGCTCATGGCAACGTCGATTTGTCGACGATTTACAAACGTATGGTCCAGTTGGACTTACGGTGGTGGACTTTCTTGCGTGCGGGGGCTCCATCGACGATGGTCGTCACCTTCATGCTCTCCTCCGCTTCAACGCTCTCCACGCTGGCAAGGATGAGGTTCACGAGATCGTTGACCGACCGGTTCTTCTCGTGAGACCAGCGGAGGAGCTTCTCCATGTTGTCGCGGTTGAGGGTGACGTGCATACCTCAATATCTCCACGATTGCACGAATGACTCCCGCCCCTTGCGTTTCGCCGTGCGGACTTCCTTCTTCGTCGCGGGCTCGCCATCGACGATCGGCGGGGGCTCGGGATCCTTCTGGATCTTGGCCGCCTGGCGTTCAATCCCCTCGGCGAGCTTCTCCATGTTCGCATTCAGGAGCGAGATCGCCGCCAGATTGAGCACCTCGCAGTCGAGCATCTCATTCCGCCGGCGGTCTTTTAGCACCCACTGCTGTGTCGGGAAGCCCTTCACATATTTCGTGACCAGCTTCTCCGCAGTGAGCTGGAGAAAATACTCTTCATCGCACGCCTGGTTGAAGTGCATACACCCGGGCCCGGGGTGCTCGATCAGGAGCCGGTCCATGATGAGCTGTTTCGCACCATCGACTCCGAGGGGGATCACGACGGCGCGCTGGCGATTGTTCCTCGAGGGTTTCCCGATGAGCGGCCGCCCGCGTCCCGCGTATCCCTTTGTGGCGAAATACCGGCGGCCACGTCTCGGCCCGGTATAGTCATATACCTCCTGGGTATAATGTCCGCCGCTATCGAAGCACGCTGCGGCGATCTTCATCGTGAGTCCTGATTCGTGTTGCCACTCCTTCTGCAGAAAGTCATCGAGGAGCTTCCAGGTCGACTTGTCCGACGGCCGACCATAGAACACCTGCTTCTCGATGAACCAGGATTCGAGGCCGATTCCCCACCCCTTCACCTTCACTTCCAGGCGGTCGTCCTGGTGGTCGATCCCGGCTGTGAGGACCAGGGCCTTCGCCGGAACATCCACATAATCCTCTCGCCGCGCTGCGATCTTCCCGACGTCCACCGAGAACGACTCCTCTTCCTGAAAGACTTCGCCGAGCGTCGTGTTGACCCATACCCGGAGAGCCTCGCGCCGCTGCTTCGCTTTGAGGAAGCTCTCTACCACGCTCTTCCAGGTCGACCAGGGAGAGTAGAGCTCATTGATATGGAAGCCGGCGTGGGTCCGGATCTCCGGGTGCTCGGCGATCCACCGGCCGGAGCGGATCATCCTGAGCTTGTCGAGCTCCGAAAGCTCAGCCTTGCAGGATTCGCACTCGTACCAGACGCGGAGGTTCTGGCTATGATCGAACTTGATCCGGGCCCATCGGAGGACCTGCTCCGTACCACACCGGGGACAGGGAACGTGATACCGCCGCATGTCGGAAGCCAGGTATTCATATTCGATCCGGGAGATACCCTGGACGGTGGGTGTGGAAAACGAGATCAGTTTCCTGTTCCAGAAGTTTGCCGCGCGTTTGCCGGCGAGCTCCGATGGATCACCCTCAGATCCTGCGGATGCCGGATAGCGGTCGACCTCGTCTCTGAGCACGATCCTCACCGGCCGGGATGCCAGGGACGACGGGGAGTTCGCACCCGCGATCGTGAGATGACCACCAGGGAAGACTTTATGGAGGATGGTGTTTGATGCGTCCTTCGTCCGCGGCTCCTGGACTTTCCCGTGGAGGCAGGGGGTATCCCTGAGCATGGGCGCGACGCGGTCCTTCGAGAATGCCAGGCCGATCTCGAGCGTGGGATCTACCACGAGCATCGGGCTCGGATCGTGGGTGATATAGTAGCCGATCACGTTGAGGATGATCTCCGTCTTTCCCACCTGGCTTGAGGATTGGACGGAGATCTCTCGGACAATCGGATCCGAGATCGCGTCCATGATCCCCCGCTGATACTCAGCCCGATCGGTCTGCCACTTTCCGGGCTCGGCGCTTGCTTCGGGGCTTAGGTACCTTTCTTTGTCGGCCCACTGGCTCACGGTCAGTTTCGGCGGAGGTGTGGCTGTCCTGAATGCCTGCCTGAGCAATCTCTCGAATGGCACCGAGATCTGAGGCGATACGGGAGAGCTCCCCGAGGGCATCGCTGACGTCCGCATCTAGGATCCCTTTGACCTGGTTGACGTCCTCAGCTCCGAAGACCCGTGGCGCGCTCTTCGTGGGTATCGCGAGCATCCTGTTGCGGAATGCTGATACGGCACGCTCGAGGACCTTCTCGACCTGGCCGACGTCGACGATCTCCCCCCGCAGCTTCGCAAGTTCAATCTCCTTGATCTCGCGCTGGGTGCGTTTGAGCAGTGCATCCTCGAGATCCCGGTTGGCGAGATCATCGGGGCTCTCTTGCCTCGCCGTTTCGAGCTCGAGCGCCTGGCGATCGTACCGCCATTTCCAGCATGCCCCGAGGTTCCACGTCCCCCTGGACAGCTTCGGCATGCCCTCGTGCCAGTAGTTGATGATTTGCTGGGGAGTGACGCCGAAGGAGGACGCCAGTTCTGTCGTATTGACCTCATGCTCTGCCATTCAGTCATTCAAATTCAAATACCATAGCAAACCATAGAGTCTAAGAGGATTTCGCGCTCGAGGCGAACCCTCATTGGAAGCCGCGGAAAGGACCCATAAACGCATTGAATGACGATTGGATTAGAATGATCATCTCAGATCTCCTGCCGCCTTGCGCTCGGCGTAGGTCCTGCCACCCAGGGCGCCGCCTGTCTTCCATCCCTTGGCTGCTGAGGATGGCACGAGCCCAGACAGCTCAACCTTGAGTTGATGGTCCATTTCCTTGAGGAACTGTTCATCGATACGCTCTGCCACCTGCTTCTCAACGGCCTTTGAACCAGCCATATCAGAGGCAGAGATCGTCAGCATCTCCTTGATGTTATGCCGTCCTGCTCCAAGACGATGGTAGACTATCGCACGTCCACGATCTGCCCCTGACTTCCCACGACCCCAGACAAAGAACGCCTTGGCCGTCTTCCGATCGCCCCGCTTGATCGCGAACGACACCATCCTGTTCCCCTTGAGTTTGCGCGCACCGAACATGCCAACGCCCAGGCGCGCACCCCGAACGATCACCGCTGCAATAAGGCTCGTCTTTGTGGACTTCTTGACCTCGATTCCCTTGTCGAGATCCTGTTTCTTGATGTTGAACTCTTCACGTACCGCTGAGCTGATGGCTGTGCGCGCCGATGCGGCTGTCCGGTTCAGCGCCCGGGACACGGCTGCAGGATGCTCCCGTGCCAGCTCCAGTAGGCCGAGTTTGTTCTCATACCGGAAATCAATCAGCTTTTCCATTATTTCCCCCTTGAGTATTCAGCCACCGCCCGGAACAGCTCCCAGATTTCCATGTAATCCAGAGTGCGGAACTTCTCGAGCTTACGCCGGAGGAATAGCAGCCGCTCGGTCGGCATCGGTGGGTGTGGATCACGGATCCACAATAGCACGGCCCAGAGCGTGAAAAGGACGTTGATGACGAGCGATATGTAGAGCGCTATTGCCATTTCATCTCCTTGCGAGGTGGTCCGCCTTGACGAGGATCTCTTTCACGCGCCATCTGGGCTCTTCTGTCCGGCGATCTTCTTGATCGATCGAAGGATCATTTCATCATCTTCTCTGCTCAATGCGCCACAGTTTTTGCCACCCATCCGTAAAGCAAAAGGCATCCGTACACGAGCACACATAGCCCGACGAGTAAGACCAGCCCCTTGCAGATCACTTTGTCAGCGTCCATCGTGCCATCTCCCCTCTGCCATCAATGCCGCGGCCTCGAGCACTTGTCTATGCGTCGATCCATGGCATCTGATCTTCGAATCGCCGCGGCAAGCCGTAAGCGAGATCAGACCAGCGCTCTCGATCCAGAGACATTCCCAATATCCCTTTGCTGCCAGACGATCGTAGAAATGGCTGCATTCTTGATCACGCACAGATCCCGCGACGTCCATCAGGCTATCTCTCCGGATGTCGGTTGTTCGGGCGAACGATACTTCTCACGTATTCGACCACATAAACGGCATTTGTATTGCCGCGTGGCTTTGCTGACCGTCTTGAATCTGGGTCGGCCACAGCAATCACCGAACGTATATTTTCTCCATTTCTTCTTGCTTCGCTTCATGGCTCACTCCTTTAGCAATTTTGGGGCTTCCTCTTACCGATCGTTCGCTGCGAGCGATTCCCGGACGGCTGTAATTTCAGCATCCTATTCATTCGTTCGCGGTCACCTGCTGTGAGTACGACCGACTTCTCTTTGCCGTCGACGATCGCCGACAGCGTAATGGAGCTGATCCCATCACCGCGCTTTGGCGCGAGATTTCGTAGAGCTTCAAGCATTTTCCGGTCCATTCTTCCTCCTGGTCACATCCTCATGCTTGCCGCGAGGTCTCGAAGCCGCCCGTCGGCACACGACCCCACGATCTCCCCGGGCGTCCTCATCACCTTCATCGTGAAGGCAAATGGACTTACGATCTTGAGCTTCTCGGAGGTCCTGATCGTGTAGCGGATGGCCAGCTCGACGTATCGTGGCCAGTTCACGCGCTCACCGAGCGTGTTGTAGGCCTCATGCAGGATCCTGATCTTCTCGTCGTCACCGAGCTTGTAGATCAGGTTCTTCATGTCCTGCTCGAACGATCCACAGGTCGGCCGCCAATCGAACGGATTCCGAGGCCTTCCCTGGTTCTCCTGGGCAATCAGTGCCTTGATCCCCAGGATCCAACCTGATAGCTCGGGGCCGTAAAGCCGCAGGACGTAGTCGAGATCTTTGAGCTTCTCAGAGTTATCCACAGGTTCGCGCGCTTTCGGCGCGTCTTCGACAAGAAGGTCCGAAAGGTCTGGAGGGTCCGTAGGGTCTGTAGGGTGAGACAGTCTTGAGACTGTCACGCTACTGTCACGTGACGGTAGTGTGACAATATCAGGACCATCGGTTGCCGCGCCAGGCGTCGGATCCTCTGGATGGCCCTCTTTTGCCCGTCTCGATCGTTGCCGTTCCCGCATGGAGCGGAGGAGGCGCACACCCATCGCGTCCCAGTCGTGGAGGCGCCTGTCAGCGTCCATCCAGCCCGAGCTGAGCAGAGCAGCAACGAACTGAGGGGCATCGCCCTCCCATTCGGCCGCATCCGCGACGTCAGAATCCGAATACTGTGAGAAATCCCCCTCCTGGGCGTAGGAGACAGCCCAGCACCAGAGAGTGACGATGTGCCCCCGGGCTTGGACCTTGCCAATTGCCAAAATTTTAGCAAGCCGAGTGACCTTAGGATGACCAGCGAACTGCTCGTGGAGCTCAAACCAAGCCATATAGTTCCTTGGAATATTCGGGGCCCGGGCACCCACCAGGGCCCCGATGGGTTTACCACATCATGGCGCAGCTGATAGCCCAACTGTCCTTTTATGGCTCCGGGACTTTCCCGCGCCCGGAATGGCGGTTACGCTATTTTTTGTGCTTTTCCGGTTCGAAGACGATCTGGACCATTCCCCTCGGCCATACGAGGGGAGGATCATCCTCTTCGCCCGGTTCGCGGTTCTCATCGAAGATTGACCTCGGGCACGGTGCCTCCCCGTCATACAC